ATGGCAGCAAAAAAGGAAAGTTCATCCAAGCAGCTCCCCACCGGCCCGGCAGGGGATAAAAAGGCAGCGCTGGAGACGGCACTGGCCCAGATCGAAAAGCAGTTTGGCAAAGGCGCCGTGATGAAGCTTGGGACCAACGTTGCCATGCAGGTGGATGCCATTTCCACCGGCAGCCTGGGGCTGGACCTGGCGCTGGGCATCGGCGGCCTGCCACGCGGACGCATCATTGAGGTATATGGGCCGGAATCTTCCGGTAAAACCACCCTGGCCCTGCATGTTCTGGCTGAAGCCCAGAAGCTGGGCGGCGAGGTTGCCTTTATCGACGTTGAGCACGCCCTGGATCCCACCTATGCCCGCGCCCTTGGCGTTGACATTGACAGCCTGCTGGTCAGCCAGCCGGATACCGGCGAGCAGGCCATGGAAATCTGCGAAGCTCTGGTACGCTCCGGCGCGATTGACGCTATTGTTGTGGACTCTGTTGCTGCCATGGTGCCCAAAGCCGAAATTGAAGGCGAAATGGGCGATTCCCACGTTGGCCTGCAGGCCCGCCTGATGAGCCAGGCTCTGCGTAAGCTGACCGGCATCATCGGCAAAACAAACACCGTCTGCATCTTTATTAACCAGCTGCGCGAAAAAGTCGGTGTGATGTACGGCAACCCTGAAGTGACCACCGGCGGCCGCGCCCTGAAATATTATTCCTCTGTACGTATTGATGTGCGCCGCATTGAGGGCCTGAAGGACGCCAGCGGTTCCTTTATCGGCAACCGTACCCGCGCCAAGATCGTCAAGAACAAAGTGGCACCCCCGTTCCGTGAGGCCGAGTTTGACATCATGTTCGGCGAGGGAATCTCCAAACTGGGCGAAATGATCGATCTGGGTGCTAAGCTGGGCATTGTGCAAAAGAGCGGCGCATGGTTCAACTATGGCGATATCCGCCTGGGCCAGGGCCGCGATAACGCCAAGCTCTACCTGAAAGAACACCCTGATGTGGCTGCTGAGATTGAAAAGCAGGTGCGCGAAAATGCGGACCGTCTGCTGGCGGCCGGCAAAAAGGGAACCGTGAAGCCGCTGGAGAAGCCGGCTGTTACCCCCGTTGCTGCTGAAGATGCCCCTGCCGCTCCCATGGCGGATGCACCCAAGACCACCGGCAGCGAGATGGACCTCGATATCATGGTTGACGAATAACTTGTACTTTTGCAATAAAGCACAAGGAATCGAATAAAACGCGATTATTCGTAAATTATCATTGTGCTTATGCTGCGCGATGCTCCGGTATTCTCCCTGATTTGAAGTCGTATTTTGGTCGTGGGTCGTATAAAAGTCGTAGAAAACGGCAGAATAATTCAATAAAATGAACCCCTGGAGAAGTGTGGCCCCAGGGGTTCATTTTATTGAATTACTTATTTCTGGGCCTGCTTAATAACCTGATCCGCACCGGTAGCCGCAAGGCCGGAAACAATACCAACTGCAAGCGCGGTCAGCGGATCAGTGGCCGGGAAGTCCGGCACGTTGATGTACATGGCGGCAAGGCCCAGCAGGCCGCCAAGGGCGCCGCAGATGGACGGCAGCCATTTGTTAGCCAGCGGGGTCTGCTTGACAGCCGTTGCGGCAAGGTAGCAGATAACGGTGATGCAGGCAACGGATGCGATGCCAAAAGATGCAAAATCCATGATGATTTCCTCCTATGTGTTTGTTGTGTAGGTGTTCAATCGTTTCTGATCGGCAGGCCCTTGGCGCGGTTGTACAGCTCTGTACCTGTGCCGTTGCCGCCCAGGGCATGGTAGCTGCGGTAGAGGTATTCCAGATTCCGCATGGCGTCCGTGTCAATGCTGCCCTGCGCAAGGCAGCGGGAGCACTCGGCGTACAGGCGATCGTGCAGGATAGCCAGAAGTCCGGCCTTAATGGCTTTGCGCTCCTCTTCCTGCTCCTTCACCCGCTTGGCCAGGCGACGGTAGCCTGCCAGCAGTGCGGCGCAGATCAGGCCGAAGAGCCACTGCACCCAGTATCTGATGATCCAGTCCAGCACGGTCACTCCTCCACATACTCAGCCTTGTACAGCCCTGCATCAATCAGTTGCAGCTCTGCGCACTTGCGCATGATGTACCAGGCGTCGCCGCTGGATACCGGCCCAACGTCCAGCATCCACTGGTTGCCATCCGCACAGGTTTCGTGGTACAGGCCAGCAGTTACCAGTCCCAGTCCCTCGCACAGGGTGCGGATGGTTGCGCGGTCGCCGCTGGAGATACGGCCAATGGTAATACGCTGCTTGTCCAGCTTGTTGGGGGTGGTGTCCTTCGGTGTGGGCGCGGTGTGGCCCTGCAAGCCTGCCTGGATCATCAGCTGCTCATAGTCCTTATAGACTCGGTTGCAGTCCAGGCTGGTGCCGTAGCCGGGGATGCCCAGGGCGTTGCGGCTGGAATACTGCCAGATGCCATACGGCAGGGGGCAGGTGCATGTGCTGCTGTACTGGGCTACCCAGATATCATATTTGGAGAGTACCTCGTAGTCCAGCCGGTTGCGGATAAAATCGCAGCTGGCATACAGGATGCCGTAATACCCTGCGGCCTCAATTTCAGACAAAAAGGCCAGGACAAGTGCCGTGCGCTGGGCATTGGTCAGACGCAAGATACACGGCTCATATTCGATGTCATACGCCACTGGCAGGCACAGGTGCTTGCCCTTAATCGCTGCCAGGCAGCAGCGGGCCTCCTGCCGGGCTTCCGCCGGGGTGCTGGCATAACTGTACCAGTACGCGCCGTACTGGATGCCCAGGCGGGTGCACTCAGCGGCGTTGCGCTCAAACTGGGGGTCTTTCTGGCTGCTGTAACGGCCATACCCGGCGCGCAGCATGGCATGGCGGATGCCCTTGTCATACGCCGCCTGCCAGTTGAATTTGCCCTGATGTTTTGACACGTCGATTGCATAATTCATGTATTCCACTTCCTTCATATTGTGCGCTACGCTGCTGTAACTGCCCAGCTTGACCGCACTGCTGGCCGTGCTAAAATCGTTGTCCAGCCAGTTCAGCGGGTTGGTGCGCTGGCCTTTCCAGCGCACTTCAAAGTGCAGGTGTGCGCCGTAGCAGTTGCCGGTATCGCCGCTGTAGCCGATCAGCTGGCCCTCGTATACCGTCTCCCCCTGGGCCACGCAGAGTTTGCTCAAATGGGCGTACAGCGTCTCCAGCCGGCCGCCGCGGTAATCCGCATGGCGCAGCTTGATCATGTTGCCGTAACTGTTGGTATCCCCCTGGGTGCGGCGGCCATTCCAGCGGTAGGCCATCTCCACCGTGCCACCCTCTGCGGCGTACACGGGGGTGCCAACGGCTGCGCGGAAATCCAGCGCCCGGTGCAGGCTGCCGTCATTGTAGAGCCAGCCCGCGGTGATAATGTGCTGGGCCAGGGGCCAGCGGAGCAGGACGTCTTCGTTTGAAAGTCTCATGATTTGTTGTCCTTATTTTGTCCTCTTCCACATATAAACCGCCAGATAGGGCGGCATGTTGTTGTGAGCTTTCCCGGAACCGCCGGAGGCGACTGTTACGGTTTTGGATTCCCAGTTCGGAATACCCCAGCCTCCTGATTGCGTTTGAACATACGCATCCGCAGAGCTTCCGGTTTTGGAGCGTATTACGTTGCTTCCGTTGGTTACAGACAACGAATAATTCGGTAGCTCGCTTTGTGTAAGCGTATGGGCGGATTCACCCCCAGTAGCACCTGCGGGAAAACTACCAGAAGCACCAAGCAAAAAGCGTTCAGAAATTCTTTCCCAGGTACCGCCAAATAAAGACTCTGGGCTTGTATTGCTTACGGTCATGTAAATACTGCCAATCGGCCAGGCTGCAAGTTTTGCTTCCGCGATGGCCGCCATCACCGCCACCGGCGTTGCCGCAACACCACCATTGGTCGAACTTGTTGAACTGGTCGAATCACTCAATTTCACACCGCCCAAAGTCGAAGCATTACCTGTCGGCAGTGTGTACTTAGTATCTGTTGTCGGCGGTGTGTATCCCAAAGCACTTGTCACGTTCGCCTTTGTCAAACTAATCGTGCCGGAATTCTCCGTAATGTTACTCCCGATTTTTACACCACCCAAAGTCCAAGCACTTGCGGTTGGCAGTGTGTACTTGGTGTCGGTTGTTGGCGGTGTATACCCCAAAGCACTTGTCACGTTCGCCTTTGTCAGGCTGATCGTACCGGAACTCACCGTGATGTTGCTCCCGATTTTCACCCCGCCCAGGGTTGAACTGGTAGCGGCAGGCAGCGTATGGGTACCGGAGGAGGCCGGTGTCATATAGATCTGGTTGCTGTTCAGCGTTCCTTCACTCTTAGCATTATCATACTGGGCTTGCGTCAGGTAGTTGATCACCAGGCTGTCCAGCTTTGTATCAGTGGCCATAATCATATACCTCTCGTTACAATCGCGCTGATTGCGGATAGTCCACTCGGCAGCCCAGTCAGTTTTCCGTTGCTGATGCTTAGGCTCAGGTTGGTGCTGCTTGGGCCGCCGTACATGGCGCTCTTGTAGTACTTGTCGCCCGCAAACGCGATCAGGCTCGTAGTCTGCTGGCCCCAGCCGCCGGAACTGGTCATGGTGCCGTAGCCCCAAATCTTGATTGCCCCGTCAGTACGCCTAAAACTAACGCTGGGGTTGGTGTCCGTAATAGCATAAGCCTCCACATTGTTATTGCCACTGCCGCCGGAACTCCCGCCGCCGGCATAAGTTCCTGTCACGCCAAAAATGCTCACACCACTCTTAATGTTTCCGGCCACAAGGTTTGCATCGCCCTTGATTGTCTGTGTCCCGCTCAGGTATTGCCCAGATGCAATGCTCTGGTCGGTTGTCTTCGGGATGTAAGTTGCTGCGCTTTTTTTGGTCACATCACTGCCAATATAAGTGCTCGATATCGCATTCACGGTCACTTTGCTCAGGCCGTCATATCCGCTGTCCGGGCTTACCGTCTGGGTGCTTTCACTGGGGCTAACCGTCTTGCTTTGCAAAACAGCGCCGCTGGCACCACCGGTCACAAAGCCGCCCTGCATGTCAACGGCATCGCTGCCTAAATACACACCCATGCAACTGTCACCACCTTCTGAGCGTAACGTTTGTCGCGCCAACGCTGGCTGCCGTTATGTCAATGGTTTTTGCGCTGCTGCCGTCCCATGCGCCCTGACTGGTTCCGTTCAGTTTGATGGTCAGTCTGTTATTTAGTTTTTCGGCGCTCGTTGCGGAGCCGCCTGCGTTGCTGGAACCGGCATAGTTTGTGGTTCCGGTGACTTTGTCCCCTGTGGCACTGTGGGCAATTACCCCTTTCGGTAGGTCGGCAGCCTGCACCGTATCACCGGTCAGGTCGAGGACAACTTCATCATTGATAACAACCTTATTTACGGCCATGCTCAGCCCCCAATCGTCAACGTCTGGCCGCCAGCCGCATTATCAACGTATGTGGCCGGGATCGCCTGCACAGTAACTTGGGACAGGCAGTTATACGCTTTGTCGGGCAGCACAACCTGCTGCTCAAAGGTCGGCGTAACGCTCTTGGCCTGCGGCTTCATACCTTCGCTGCCGCTCATAGAGCCTTTCACGCCCAGGACCGTAACGCCCTCGCGGATATTTGTGGGCACCAGCTTGGCCTGTTCGGTCGCTGCGATAGTCACTCCGCCCGCGCCATCATGAAAGCCCATGGGAATGGTGTACTTACCAGAAACGGTGCTGATTTCACCGTTGACTTCGCCGTTGTTGGGCATTGTGCCGGTCATTTTAGCGCCACGCGCGTAGAATGTTTTCCCGTTCAAAACCTCCGCCACAGCTGCGGTAGCATCGCTGGTATCCGCGTCTTTCGTGCTGGTACCGGTAATAGGGGCGCCGGACTTGTCGTGCGCTGTGATACCTTTTGCGAGCTTGTCCGGGGTAATGGTATCGGCAGTCAGGTCAAGCTTCGTTTCCTTGCCGATAACAACCTTGTTTACGTATTTATTGGGCATTGTAGTACTCCTCTCCTATAATCAGTGTGTAACCGTTGGAATCGTTGGTTACCTCGTACTGAGGTATCTTTTTGATTGTTATGTTCTGCTGCAATAGCCGCTTTGCGGTGGGCAGGGTCTGCGCCGAGAACAACGGCGTGATGTCATATGGCCCTGCATACTCCGGCGCGCTAACCACTGCGGTGCCTGTAATGCGCACTGATACGGCGCTCTGTTGGGCCACTCGCACCTGGATCATGCACCATCAACCTCCTGGAATAAGGTCGGGCTCATTTTGAGCGCCAGAATCTCCGTCTGCGGCTGGTCAGTGCTGTCCCGCAACGTGATGCGGGTGTCCATGTACAATGTTTCGCCGCCCATGAATTTGTATGTCTCCGCCCGCGTCCAGGGGATAAGGATGATGTTCTGCCCCGCTTGCCGGGTGCAGTCATCCGGCCAGACGTTGGATTTGATAGCCGGGAAGCCATTGTAGTTTTTTTGCTTAAACACAAATTCTATCCGGCTTATCTCGTCCAGGCTCATGCCGATTTCCACGGGCAGCACAAATTGCGTTCCCTGTTTCATTCGTTTTTCTCCTGGCTCGGCTGGTTCGCCGCTGCCATTTCCTCCGCTGCCATGTTTTCACGCACGGCAGACAGCACGTTCTCTAAAATCAGCTCAGATACCGCATACGGGATCTTGGCATCATTCAGGGCGGCGATAATCCTGCGTCTGCATTCTTTTATGCGTTTGGTATCGGTCATGGTCTGCACCCCCTTATGTGTCACAGCCGCGCATTTACAGCGTCTTTCAAGGTTTTGATAGCGGCAAGAAGCTCCTCATCCAGAGCCACGAAGGAGGCCCTGTTGTTCTGACTGGTGATGTTGCCATCACTGTCCAATTCGGTGTATGTGTAGCTCACGCGTTCGCCCTCAGCGGTCGTTACGATTGCCACGCCGGATAATTTCTTCATGCTAATTCCTCCGATTCATCCAATAAAATGTCTGCGGTTTCATCTGCGCCGGTGTCCATAGCCAACAGGTCGTCTGCGGCGGTGGTGCTTTCATCCTGCGCACGGGCAGCAGCGCTGGCGGCCAGCTCAATGCCTGCCGGATCACCGGCAGGGTAGCTGCTGTCACTGCGGTCGGCATAGCTGCCCTCATAGCCGCGCTGGGCGGCCATGCAGAGCCATGCAAATTGCTGCCTCGGTGCGCCGTGTACAATGGCGTACTGGCCGCAGTTTTCGGCCCACAGGTGGCCGGTTCCATCGCAATCCGTCAGCAGCCAGGCGGGCTGCCCGTGCTGGGCGATGGTCTCCGCATAGCGCGGGTCATGGGCAATCAGGCACCAGCCGTCCGGCCCGCATTCGCCGCGTCCCCAGTCCGCAAAGGTCGGCAGCGGCGTTTCAAACGCGGCCATTTTTAGTGCGCCGAAGCTGGTAGGCACCACGCGGGATTTGCTGCCCCAAACGTCCAGGTTGTGCACGTTGAGCTTGCCGGAAACACCCACTCGAGTTGTGTTAAAATCGGCATCGCTGTCATCGCTGCGGTTGTAGGTGATCTGCATCCCAACGTAAGATGTGGGGTCAAGTCCGTTCACCCAGCCGTACTTGGCGTACTTGCTGCACGCCCCAATGTAGGAGCTGCCAGCCTCTGAGTACAGCACGCCGGTCAGGCCGATGCTGCCGGTGTTGATGGTTGCATACCAGGCAATGTGCCGGTTGTCCAAAAATACGCGCTCGCCGGATTCGGTGCCCATACGTATCCAGGCGTTGTCCAGGTCGTACACGGTGGTGTAGTTGAGGTTATGCAGCTGCCCGGTCGTGATGTTGCCGCCGTTGATGATTGTCTTGTCCTGGTTCCAGGTACTCAAATCCGAGAATGTCACCACGCCGGATAGGTTGATCTGTGCGCTGGTGATCTCTGTTCCGCCTGCCGTCAGCTTGATGGTGCTGCTGGTTCCGCTTGTGCTGGCCGTCAACTTGATGGTATCAAACGTCTGTTTGATCTCGGTTTTGGTTTCGTTGGCGGTCAGATAGTCGCCGGTGCTGGCCGTCCAGGCAGTGGGGGCGTTGCCCATCTGCACCATGGGGTGCATGATGGTCAGATCGTTGGTAACGGTGGCGTTATCGTTCGCGGTACTCACAAACAGACCGTCTGCATAGCCGTCCGCGGTCGCCGTGAACGCCGCCCAGCGCAGCTTCCAGCCGTTGTCCAGCGCAATGTCCTGCTTCGCGTTTTTGAATGCACTGCCGTAGTAGGCTTTTGTTCCGCTGGTGGATTTGGTCTCGAACTGCAAAAACAGGCTGTCCGTGCCGGAATTGAGCTTGTACAGTACCGATGCACAATAGGTCATGCCCTTGGCAATCACCAGTGACTTATCCGCACCAAAGTGGAAGCGGGTGTTCCGCGCTTTATTGGTCACGCGAACAGATTCACCGCTGATCGTGTATGTTCCTTTTTTGCTCAGGTCATTGCCGCCTGCATCCAGGGTCGCATTGTTCCAGTCGTCGGTGCCCACAATAATATTGTTGCCGCCGGTGATCCGCTGCGTTACCGTCTGGGTAATTCTGTCGGCTTTCTGGTCAATGGCCGAAACGCTTTCTTTTACGGTTTTGAACTCTTTGTTTGTTTTGTCCAGCCCGTTTGAAATGGTTGTGGTGGTCTCTTTCAGGCTGCGGACTTCCGTTTTGATCTCATCCGCCGATTGGGAGATCAGGCTTTTGGCGTTTTCCTCTGTTATGTAGTCCCCGCTGCTAGCTGTCCACGCGGTAGGCGCATTGCCGTATTGCAGCATGGGGTGAAGCAGCGAAAACTTGTTGGTGTAGCTGCCGCCAACCCCCGCCTTTATGTTGCCGCAGCCAAGCTCGACAGTTTTCAAAACACCGTTTTTGCTGGGGGTCCATGTACCATACCGCAGCACCCAGCCGTCCGTCTGCTTAATTTCAAGCTGGTTTTCGGTTGTTATACTGAAATAGTAAGAAGTTCCGTTGTCGGCGTCATACGTAAGGCTCAGGCACAACCCGTCGGTGCCGGAAATTGGTTTGTACATGACGGACAGGCACAAAGTGACGCCTTTGGTAATGCGAGCGCCAACAGTGTTGAAAACAAAATACCGATTGGAGTTTGCGTTTGTCACGGTCGCGCTGCCGGTATCGTTGTACGTGACCGAACTGCCGCTGACCTCGTTGCCTTTTAGCTCGGCGTTCTTGAAGCTCTCACTGCCCAGGATCAGGTTGCCGCCACCGGTGATTTTGGTGTCTTTTTTCACCTCAGAGGAAAGCCCGTCCACCGTTGCTTTCAGGTCGGTGTACTTGCCGGTCAGGTCGCTGGCCTTTACTTCCAGGCCGTCCACGCTGGTCTTGATCTCCAGCATCTTGCCGGTCAGGTTCTTGTAGCTCTGGCTGTTCACGGCGCTGGAACTTTCCCGGCTGGCGCTGCCCACGCTCTCAAAGCTGGCTTTGCCGGAGGAGATTGTGGCGCTCATCAGGTAGGTGTCGAACTCCCGCCCGCGTGCGTCCTTAACGTGCACGATCTGCCCGCAGGCAAGGCCGGAACTGCTGGGCACCGATACTTTGCAGGGGGTGTAGGTCACGTTTTTCAGCACGTTGTACAGGTTTTGGACAACGCTTTTCAGGTTGGCTTCGGTACCGGTTGTCAGCAGCAGGTTGCCCTGCACTGCATAGGTGTTGGTGGCAGTGGTGCTGTCGGGGTAGATGACCCCCACGTCACTGTCCGACTGCCGGATCTGGACTTTCTCAATGGCCTTGACCGTGTAGTCCTCGTAGCTCAGGCTGTCAGCATAATAGGCGGTGCTGTTGCTGGCACCGTCCGGGGTGATTTTAGCAGTGCGGCGCTTGTCTGCGTAGGTCAAGAATTGCAGCTTGCCGTCTGCATTCATGTGGGCGTAGCAGCCTGCCGCTTCTGCCGCCCAGGAGATGATCTGGCGGCAGGTCAGGTCGTCCGCATAGAACGCCTGCACGCTGTAGCTGCTATTGATGGGCAAGCCGCTGCTGGCAAGCGCGACCCCCGCCCGCTGGCAGGCCAGCTGAACCAGCTGCCAGATAGTTTTGGGGAACTGTGCCTGATTGGCGTGCAGCCAGCCGGAGAAGTCCGCATCCAGCTTGGACATGGTGTCATAGGCCGTGATCTTGTAGCTGTTGCGCTTGGTGCGGGTGGGCTTTTCAGCATAGAAAACACTCACCTTGGTGCGGTTCCCGGCATCGTCCTGCCGGTAGTAGGTCAGGGCATCCCCGGCAGTAATTTGCAGGCTGCCGCCCGGGTCCGCCCAGATTTCGGCTTCGATGTAGTCCGAAAACGCAGAGCCGATGGTGAACTCCTGCCCGGCGTTCACCGCAGTGTGCAGGGTAAGGCTCTTCACCGCGCTGCCGGGGGAGCCGCCTGTCAGCTCAGTGCCGTCTTTCAGGCGTAAAACCGATTGATACAAAGGCATTCCTCCCTTTCTCAGCATTCGATAATGTTAAACTTCAAATTCTTCCACTGTTTCGTCTTGGCATTGTGCCAGGCGATGCCGTATTTGCTGCAATAGCAGGTGGTGGTTTCGGTCTCGGTGGAAGAGCCGGCTTTGGGGTGTGTGAACTGAAATTCGGCTTTGCCTGCAAACAGGTTGATGGTGTACCTGTATTCTTCATCTGTAAGGCAGCTGTACGCAATGGGCCATGTGGCCACTTTTTCGCGCACAACTTCCCGGTGCATTCGTCCGGCTTCATCCCGGCCGGAATCGCTGGAATCCAGGTCGGAATAGCTCGGTTCAATGTCGCAGTCCGGTGCGTACAGGGATTTGCCATCGATCTGGAACAGATTGGTCAGGGTCACGTTACACACCTCCCGTGGCAATCAGCTGTTTGTGCTGCCAGCGCTGTACGGCGCGGCCTACGTCCTCGTCGGTCAGCTCGATGCCGTACACGGCGGAGAGGATCTCCCGCAGCACGGTAACCACGGCTTCAAAGCCCGCCATCTGGCCTGCCTGCAAATCTTCCATGACTTCGGCCACAGCCTGCTTGATGGTGTCCAGCGGAGCTTCTACGTTGGTGCCGTGGCTCTGGTCACCCAGTACAGCCAGGAACTCCCGGTTCGCCGGAATAACCGCGCCCTGCGCCAGGTAGGGAATCTGCGGGGCGGTCAGGGTGCTGATGTTGAACCCGACATGCCCGCCGCCGAATATGTCCGGCAGGTCGAACGATAACCCGTTCAGCGCGTTGATGACCGCATTGATGCCGGTGACAACGGCGGAGATCATCCGGTTGATGAAGCCGATGATGCCATTGACGGCGTTTTTGATGGTACTGGAGATGCCGTTCCAGATGTCAGAAATCGTCTGCCCAAGGGAATTGAATGTCTCAGTAGTTTTAGCGCGGATGTTATCCCATGCGTCTACAAAATTCTGCTTGAGGTCACGCAGCCAGCCGGTGATGTTCTCCCACTTGCTGGCCAGACCGTCCAGAAGTCCCTGCGAGATGTAGGACCCCCAGGATTTGGCTTCGGTACTGGGAGAGTGGATTCCAAATGCTTCGCAAATACCATTTTTGAACGGTGTGAAAATGTGATCATAGATCCACTGCCCGATGCCGTTCCAGAGCGCTTCCAGGCCGTTAATAAAACCATCGAACAGGTACCGGGCAACGTTGTCACCGTATCCGGCAACCGCTGCCTGGGTTTGGACGTCATCAAACCATTGCTTTACACCCTGGATAAAATCACCGACAAGCTGCCCGGCAAGGGCAGAAAGTCCATCTGCCAGCCCAGTGACGGCGGCGGACAGCAAATCCAGAATTGCCTGCGCAAGTTCGGCATAGTCGATGTTGGTGATGCAGTCGGCAATCGTGCCGCCGATCTGCTGCCAATCCAGCCCATCGATCCAGTGTGCCAGAGCTTCCAGCAGCCCCGCCGCACCGGATACAAGGTCTGCAGCAGCTTGGGGCCAGTCAATGTTATTGATGGCGGCCATGGTAGCACAGGCGAAGGCGTCACCCAGCGCACTAAAATCAAAGGTTTGGATAAACCCGTGCAGTGTCTCGAAGACGATCTTCCACTTGGCAATCATCACGCGGCCAAGGGCTTCCCAGTCCAGTTCTTCCACGCACTGGTTCATCCCATTGCCGATGCCATTACCCAAGGTACCCCAGTGGATACTTTGTACCAGGGTGTCTGCAAAGATCAGTGCCGTGTTAAGCCCCTGTGCCAAGGTAGAACCAACCAGCCGCCAGTCCAGCCTGGCGATAAAGCCGTTGAGGGTATCCGCAATGTTTGCGGCCCAAGTCTGGGCCTTATCCTGGATATCCGGCCAGGGAATCGCCGCCATGGCTTCATTCAGCTTTTGGGCGAAAAGCTGCCCGACCTGGTTCCATTCGCCTGCCTGGATGGCAGCCAGCACGGAATCCAGGAACGGGCTTTTTGCGTCAAAGTTATAATTGGGGGTGATACTGCTGGCGCCCGAACCGCCGGAGGAGCTGTCCTTCTTATCTAACCGTTCAATCTCATCAAACCCGGCCAGGCTCTGGGCGGCTTCTTTCGCGGCTTTCGAGGTTCCACTCATGCCCTTGGCCGCGGCCTTGGCGGAGGATACCGTCTTGCCGGTCAGGAATGCCACCAGCTTTGCAAGGTAGGCAAATACGGTTGCCGCTGCGTTGGCCAGCGTAGTCAGAGCAGGGGCCAGAACTTGAATTAACGGTGCAGCAGCAGTAGCCGCAGCACCTTGCAGGTTGCCAAGGGCCTGCCGCAGGGACGTGCTGGAAAGCAGGGCAGCGCCCATGTAGTTGGTCATCTTGCGCAGCCCCGCACTGACGAGATTGAATATCAGGGCGCCCGATACGAGGCTCATCAGGCGGTTGCGGAATCGGGCGAGGACCTTCGTGCTCCGTGTCAGCCGGTTACGCACGCTCTGCACGGCGCGCTGAATTGCACCGAAAGCTTTCGTACCAAGGCTGCCAACCGAGCGAAGAGCATTGCTGAGCATGCCCGAGAGCGTGCTACCCAGTTTTTTCGCGCTTCTCTGTGCGCCGCTGACCTCTTTATCGAGTGACCCCGCGCCGGGATTTTTTGCAGGCGTACTCTGTGAGCCCGATGCGGGGCGCTGCGAGCTGTCTTTGTCTTGCGCTACGAGCGCTTTCTTGGTTTCAGCTACAATGCGTTCTGCGTGCTGTGTGGCTGTCTCCTCGGTGTCTCCGTAGAGCTTGCGCTGGCGCTCCTCGATCTTAGCAAAGGACGATTCGATGGCGGCTGCCTGCTTATTGAAGTAGGCTTGCATCTCGTCGTCCCCGGAGATGTGCTGGATCAGGTCTTTCTGGCGCTCCACTGCCTGATTCTCCTGTTCCAGCTGCGCCGTTAAGGCTTCATGCTGCTGCTGCAACGCTTGGACAGCACTGTCCTGCGCTTGATAAGCAGCGGCAGCTTCATTCAGAATGGATTCTTGTTTGCTTAACGAGGCGAGGAGTTCACTTTGCTGTTTCATCAGCTTCGTCTCACCCTGCATACGAGCTTTCAAGACTTTCTGTACCCCTGCATCGTTCATACTGGGGTAATCACTTTTGATGCTTTGCAGGTGTGCCTGTTCAGCGGCATCAATCTGACGATTTACCTTGTCAAGCTCAGCTGCGGTCTCTGCGGCTTTCTGCCGGGCACCCTCCAGCTGTTCTTGGAGTTTGCTGCGTCCGCTCCGGGCGGTGGTTATCTGCTTGCCCAGGTCTTTGATTTGAGATGCTGTGCTCTTTACGCTGGCCTCCAGCGATTTAAGGTCAGCCTCGGCCCCCTTTTTATTGATTCGAGCGTCGATGACGATCTTATTCTCGGCCACGGCTTCACCCCCCCAAAAGTGCGAGCAATCTTTCTTTCTCGGCTTTATCCTCTGCGCTTTCCGGCGTTCGGATTTTTATCAGTTTTTCGTTTTCTCTGGCAAACTCCAGTTCGGATTTTTCCAGCTTTTTTCCCTTTGCGCGCTTGTTCCGAATGTTCACCACTTGGGCAAATAGTCCATCCCCAATGCCCTGAAAAGCGCCTAAAAATTCCCACCAGTGCAGATACTCGCACCTCCGGCAGCTGTATCCGAGCACCTTATCCACGGCTGGCGCGATCAGCCCTGCATCCTGTTCCCAGTCCACCAAGCGAGGGGCATGCTTTGCGGAGGATTCTTCCCGGCCCGCGTTGATAAAAGCAAACGCCGCCCGGAGCGCCGCATTGGCGTCGGGCAGCGCTTGCCAGTCTGGGTACATGATTTCGAGGCAGGCGAGGTACTGCTCCTGCTGGGATAGTTCGGGGTCTGCCAGTGCGGCCAGGGCGTCGAGCACCGCCCGGAAATCAGAGCGGATTGCGAACGTCTGCCCAGCCACGTCTACGGTGGTTGGAAGCTCCCACGCGCTCACGCTTTCTGACCAGGGGCGAGACCCTTGGTTTTATCAGCGTAGACGGCGGTGCGCGTCTGCACGCGTTTCTGGCTGGCCTTGATGGCATCTTCTACTGCGTCCTGGATAAGGGGGACAATTGCCTGTAGGACTTTTTCAAAGACCATTGTGCCATCAGGCAGCAGGGCCAGCGCCGAGATGCCTTTGAAGAATACGTCCGAGGCCTTGCTGCCGAAGATGTAGTCCACCTGCGCCTTGATGGCCTGGTCGGCGTCCACAATGTCAGAAATTTGCGCGTCGTCAGTCAGGCCATCGGCTAATTTCTGGATTGCGCTGCGCGCCTCTTCCAGTCGTGCCACGATACCTACATCGGCGGGATTGATATAAATCGTCCCCAACGGTGTACCGTCTGCGTCAGTCACCTCGTAGCTCTTCAAGCCTCTGTCAATTTTCAGTTCCATGCTGCGCCTCCTTTGGGCTTATCACTCCGCGGGAGTGAAAGCCTTGGTCGAAGTGTTGAACGTACCCTTGGTTTTTACGCCGGTATAATGCACATTAAAGGGGATCTGGTAGCCAGTGGTATCGCCGCCATAGCTGGATACCTCGACGTAGCATTCCTCACGTACAGCAGGGAAGGTACCGGACGTCCCACTTTCCCAGAGCTTGACCTCCACGATGTCGGTTTTCAGGTCATCCAGCACCAGGTCGCCGTCGATGATGGCCTGCAGCTTTTCAAACAGGGGATCGCCCTTTTCGGCGTAGTAGGGGCTTACCTCGCCCTGTTTCTGGTAGCTGTCAATGGTGATAGAGGTCTGACCCAGGATGTTGTTCTTCTTTTCCACGTTGGCAGAGAGCTCAGGACTGTACTCCTCAAGGTCCGCGCCCAGGCGAACGTAGCTGGCCTCGCCCTCGCTGTCCTTAGCAAAGTGGGCGTTCAGGTAGTGGGCCATGTATTTGCGTTCCAGTTTCATGCTTCCAACTCCTTCGTATGGATCGTGATTTGGATCTGGTATCGTGCTGCGTTGGCATCAGCACTAGTTAAAATACCAGCGTTGCTGGCTTCGATTTTTTCCACTTCATAACCAGCAATCTGTGGATAATTGTGCGCACGCTCTGCACCCCGGAGCCAGTTGGCCAGGTTAGCGAAAAAATCCACCGCAGCAATGTTGCCCTTGAGGGCGGCACCATAGGGGAGCTGCGCCACAAATGTGAGCTTGTAGGTGGCATGGTCAATGCCCAGAATGTCCTCCCGATGGGTTTCGCCCGCCGTGCAAAGGGTGTATTCCGTGGCCTGGCTGCCCAGGTAATTGGCATTGAACCGGTCGGTTTTATCAATCAGCGGGCACTGTGCCCGCAGCCACGCTCTGGTGGCATCAAGTGCGTTCATTCTGCGTGTCCTCCCGCGATCTGTGCAGCACCCCGGATGATTTCATCCCCGTGGTCAGCCCAGCTGCGCTGCGCCCAGTATGCCCCGCGCATGGGGGCACCGTTGAAGTTCCATTCCGGGTGGGACCAGATGACCCGAATGTAGGGCGTTGCATACACAATCTTGCCGGAACCGATAACGCTGTTTATGATGGCGCTGTCCTTTGCGGCACCGGTGCGGAAGGGTACATAGGGGTCCGTTACCCGGAGGAAGGATGAATCCACAAACTTTTGAGCCGGGCTCATTGGCCCCAGCCGGCGCTGAATCTCCTGATCCAGCCCGGAGAGATCGATCTCGACGTCAAAATCAATGTGCATCAGTGCGCCTCTACATACCAGTGCGGATTGCGTCTCTGCCCGCGGTTGTCGTGGACGGCCAGCACGGTCAGCTGGGTGCCCTCGTAGGTGATGTGGTCACCAGGGCGCAGCGTCCACGCTGGGGCGGCAGGCGCGCTTTCCTGGAAGCCCCACTGTGCAGGGGCGATAAACGTGTCGTCAACGACAACGCCCGATTCTGGGGCCTCTGGGCGGGCCGACGTGCTGTGCCTGCAAAAGATGCGAATCTGCATCACCGAGGCGGCGCTCAGACCATCCGCATTTGCCGCTGCAATAGTCTTGGCATGTACGCTTACCCCCGATAACAGGGTAGTGACCTCTGTCTCCTCGTCCGTTTCGTTATTGCAAAACAAGCAGGACAAAAGCACAGACTTATCTGCAAGCAAGGGCATGTGTGTACCTCCAAAAGTCAGCGTCTCGCGCGGGGATGGTAGACTGCACCGGCAAGGAGCATCCAGTTGGCGCCCGGAGCACCGAGAGTCTGCCGGATAATCTGCGCGCATCGGGTAACGTATTCCTTGCGGGTGTCCGAAGCGGCGGCGTAGCTTTCACTGTAGCCATCATTGCTGGAGCTGGTAACGGCCCCACTGCCGGAGCTTTCTTCCACCAGGGCCTGCTTGGCGGCCTCACAAATCAGCAGCGCTTCGCAGTCCTGCAAGTGCTTGAGGCTTACAGGGTCTGCTGCAATGGAGGCCCGCCAGTGTGTGGCCTCCATGATTTGCAGCGTGGCTTGCGCTGCAAAGCGGGGGAATTCTGCCTCCGCAATGTCTGCGTATCCATACGCCAGGTAATCCGTGTAGGTCAGCCAGCTGTCCGCCATAGTGGTTCTCCCTTAACCGCCGAGCTTGTCGGCGCGAATTTCGATCTTGCCGATACGGACGTTCCGGTGTTCAAAGCGCAGAGCCCAGTTGGCCTTGTCAGCGAGTTCTGCATCGGTCGGGGTCTCGCCTTTGATGTTGTCAGCCAGGAAGGAGACACCGTTGGGGTGCAGGATCCAGCTGCGGGTGTTGTACAGGATGTCGGTGCCACCGCCCAGCTCGGGGTTGTAATCGGTGTAGTCGGGGGTGGTCACGCTCGGGGTGGCCTCCAGGAAGCAGCCCTGACCGAACAGGTAGCAGTCGTAAATGGTAACTTTCTTTTTAGGCTCGGAGGCGCCCTCTTCGACAACGTGGCTAGTGCCGCGATCGTTTACGATGACGATCAGGCCGTTGATGGTGGGCAGCTCGACCTCGCGCTGGAGCACATTGGTGATGGTGTACTTGTTGTAGTCCACCAGACCCAGCTTCTGGTACTCGGCGAAGATCTTAGAGTGCATCACGAACAGGCCGAATTTGCGGGCGAACTCGCCCAGGGCGGCCTGCTGGCCGTCAATGATCAGGCCGGAGGTCACGCCGCCGGTCGCGGTGATGACGTGGCTGGACAGACCGGACAGGCCCAGGACTGCGTCTGCGGTCTTGACCAGCAGGCCCTGGCGGTACATGCGCCAATACATGGCCGTGTGGCGGGCAACGGCGGCCATCGGGTTTGCCGCGGTCAGCTCGCGGACCAGCTGGTTGGCCTTCCAGGCCTTCATGCGGTCCATGCGGATGAAGCTCTGCTTGCCGCCCGAAATCTCGACCGGGGTGTTGTTGGTCTTGCCGTCACGCACCAGGGGCGCATCGGTGTCGGGGTCCAGGGGGTTGTAGAAGCGGGTGGTGCCAACGGTGCCACCGTTGTCGAGCAGGGTGGTCATGTTGGCGTCGGTTGCCAGAATGCCGGAGGCGATGATGCTGTCCGTGAAGACGGGTTCCTGGTCCACAAAGGAACCATAAACCTCGGGGTCAAAATCAAAGCCACCAAATCTACCAGTAGGCATAGGTTATCCTCCTATCAGAAAATACTGCGTGCGGCTGCCCTGGTCTTGGCACAAAGGTCTGCAAAGAGAGCCGGGTTCTTGGCCTTGAGCTCCATGCGGGCCAGGTAATCCATCATTGCGAAGTCTGCAGCGGTGGGGTCCTGGCCGGGGGCAGTCTTGGATGTGTTGGGCGGGGGAACGATGACCTTGCGGCCACCCTGCCCACCGTCCGGCGGGTTGGTGTCGGGAGTCTGTTTGAACCAGTGCGGCTTGGTCTGAGTCTTCATGCGGTCTACTGCGGCCCGGATGTCGGCATCCAGGTTGGTGCTGCCCCTGAGGGCTTCGTCCTGTTCCAGCAGGCCGACAACATCTGCGGCATCAATCGCGCCAGCATCCTGTGCCGCATTTCTCGCAAACTCGCGGAAGCGATACGATGCGGCCTGATCATTCAGCTGCGTCTGGAGCTGCTGCACCTGCTGCAGCGCTGCTGCCAGATCGGTGGGTTTCTGCGTACCAAACGCAGCCAGGCCCTGCTGTGCGATGGTGAGCTGCTGCTGCAGCTGCTCCTCGCGTGCGTGGGCGGCGGTGCTGTCACGGCCTGCCAGGGCCATTACTGCGTCCACCTGCGCGTCCGTCATGCCTTCAATGGCTCTTAAATCCTCGCGTTTCATGGTTCCTCCCTTTGGGCTACGGCCCTTTTTCGTCCTGCCGAGGACTGCCCAATCCGCCCGATTTCGCTCGGCGTCAGCGATCTTGTCTTTATCGTACCACGGATTTTTGGCAAAAACGGGACAGGATTTATAAAGTTTGTCAACCATGTCAACCAGTCAACCGGTTTTCTATATAACCCTTACGCGCGGGGATATGCACCTATATTCTGTATATTATGTTATTTTATGTTTTTATTATATTTTTGGTTGACATGGTTGACATATATAATATATAAACGACGTATCGTAAAAAATGCGTCAACCAAACCCTGTCAACCGGCGTTTTTCGTTGGTTGACAGGGTTGACAAAAAGCGCAAAAAAAATCCCCCGGGGCTCGCGCCTCCGGGGGTTCGCTTATTTGCTAAGTTTGATGTACGGCTTTCCGTGCTCTTCGAGGTACTGATCCATGGCTTTCTTGAGCACCCCGCTGATGGTGTCTCCGTTCTCTGCGAGCACCTGTTTTGCGTGGGCTGCGTAATCCTTGGAGACCTTCGCGCATAGCTGGCAACGGTTTGCTTTTTCCCAGTCGTTTCGCCATTTTCTCTGCTTATCTGTAAGTGGCATTCTGCTCACCTCCTTGTGCTTATTATAGCCCTTTTGCCACTATGGGTCAACCGTACCAAAACCGACAAAAATAGCTTGCACACTTTGTGCAATCTAGCGGCTTGCAAAATGGGGGAACCAGAGTTAATATACGAGCACACCAAGGAAAATGGACGGAGGTACATCAAAAATGAATGAAATTTTAAATCAGAAGTTCGGCGTTGAGGTCGAAATGTACAATATCACCCGCGCTCAGGCCGCGGTCGTGGTCAAGAAAACCCTGGAAGCCTGGATGCACGAGGACTACGCTATTGATGGCCCGGGTGTCCACCTGGACGAGCGCAGAATCCACCCGGATGGCTGCTGGCGCACTGCGGAGGTCTGGAAAATCGAGAGCGACTCTTCCATCAAGGCCCGCTACGAATCTGAACGCACCGAGCTGGTCTCCCCGGTGCTGACCTGGGATCAGATGCCCTTGCTGCAGCAGATCATCCGCAATCTGCGAGCGATGGGCGCAAAGTCGAATCCTGCGCATGCCTGCGGGGTGCATGTCCATGTGGATGGAGCCGGGCACACCGCGCGGAGCCTGCTGAACCTTACAAACATCATGGCCAGTCATGAACAGCTGCTGCTCGAGGCCATCGGTGTGGACTCCGGGCGAATTTCTACCTGGTGCAGAACTGTGGATGTGAGCTTCCTGCGTCAGGTCAATGCCAAGCAGCCGAAGACCCTAGACGAGATGAAGAATGTCTGGTATCGTTCGCAGTTCTGCACCGGCTCAGGTCATTATGACCGGAGCCGGTACCATATGCTGAATCTGCACAGCTTCTTTGAGGGCAAGGGCGTAGAGTTCCGGTGCTTCCAGTTCGATAACTTTGACCCCACCCGTCCGGTCGGTCGCCGGGGTGGTCTACACGCGGGGCAGCTGAAGTCCTATGTGCAGCTCTGCCTGGCGATGAACTATCGCGCGCTGCACACTCGCGCTGCGAAATACCAGCCCCTGCAAAGCGAGAACCAGCGCTACACCATGCGCTGCTGGCTGCTGCGTCTCGGCTTCATCGGCGATGAGTTCGCCACTGCCCGGCGGGTCCTGACCTACCGACTCCCCGGCGATACCGCCTGGCGCAATGGCCGCCCTACCCAGGCCGCCGCGGAGGCGGTAGCGTAAACCCACAAAACTGAACAAAAGCAAGGGGTTAAGTTTGTACGTCTTAGCCCCTTGCAGTATGGGTGAACCGGAGCTAATATACAGGTGTTCCAAGAAAAACAACGGAGGTAAATGAAAAATGAAATCTACTGTATTCAAAGACTGGTATAAAACCGCTGCTGCTGAAAATATCGAGACCAGTGACCTCTTCAACTGCGCGGGCTTCTTCTGGCTGAACCTTACCGATAAGCAACACGCTAAAATGTGCCAGCTACTGGAGCTGCAGCACTGCAAGGTTGTTGACGTCGAGGGTGAGAAATGGTTTCAACTTCAAAATGGGCTCCGCATCAAAAGTGTTTAAGCCGAAACGCTCCCACCGGAGCGTCCACCGGGAACAGCCGCCCGGTGCTGATGATGGCTGAATGAAAGGATGGTAAAAAATGAATGCTCCGTATGCAATGTATGTTGATGGGGTCCTGCTTGGTGGATATTTTACTGTATCGGCTTACCGAAAAGCGGCCCGGTATCTTGTCGCAGCCCTCCAGAAGCCTGTGTTCGTGGTGAACGTCCGCAAAAGGCGGCAGATCCGCTTCAACCTGGACGAAACCTTCACCCAGATGTGGCTGGGTGGGGAGACCCTTCCGAATTTAGATTGAGCCGAAACACCCTTTGCGGGGTGCCCATCGGGGACAGCCTCCCGATGCTGATGATGGCCAGGGAAGACAGAAACAGACCCCGTGCGACGGGGAGGAAGGGAAGGAAAATGACGGTTTTTGAAGAATTGACAAAAGGGATGAAGTTCGGCGAACCCGTGGAAGATATCAAAAAGAACATGGTAAAAGTCTTTAATAAGAACTTCAACTGCCCGCCATGGAATGACGCGTACGAGGAAGGGTGCAAGGAGTTCACCAGCTGCGAAAGCTGCTGGTTTGGGTACATAAACAGTGAAGCAGAATAAATGCTGCAATGAAAGGAGGACTATTATGAAACTTGTGTATAACACTTCCCGGGATGCCTATGGCATCGAAGATGTTCCCCACACCATGACCGTGGGCGAGCTGGTTGCCCGCCTGCAGGATTATGATCCCGACACCCCGGTGTATCTTGGCTTCGATAACGGCTACACCTACGGCGGCCTGAATGAGCGCGGCTTCGAGGAGCTCTGGGATGATGAGGAGGGCAACGATGCAGACTAAGCTTTACCTGGCCTACGGGTCAAACCTCAACCTGGCGCAGATGCGCTACCGCTGCCCGGACGCTCGCATGGTAGGATATACCTACCTGCCTAACCGTAAGCTGGCGTTTCGCGGTTCCCAGACTGGCAACTACCTGACCCTGGATGAGGCTCCAGGGGCCTACCCTGGCGTGCCCTGCGGGGTGTTTGAAATCTCCGAGCGTGATCAGGCCTTGCTGGATCGGTATGAGGGGTATCCTCGTTTCTACCGCCGCGGCATTGTCCCTGTGGAACACATCTGGGACGTCCGTACTCGGCAGGAGTTGCCCTTGACCTGCGGGAAGGTAGCTATGGTCTACTTGATGCGGCATGGGCATCCGCTGGGCAAGCCAAGCGGGGCCTACTGGCAGACCTGCCTGCAGGGCTACCGGGATTTCCACTTTGACCCGGCGGTGCTGCGGCAAGCGCTGAAAGATTCGGCGCCTCAATAACACGAAAAAGCCCCAGAGCTTTACTACAAGCTCTGGGGCCTTTGTGCCGTGTCTATTGTCTGGCAGCCCACACAGCACTACTGGCCTCGCTGCGCCCGAAGCCGGGGACGGTCTCACGCAGCTGTTGCTTGTGTCTGCCTGTCTGCTGGAGAAAGTCTTCCAGCCTGCCCCTGGAGGCGGCCAGGCGGGTCGCTGCACGGCTCTGCAGGTCGGGCTGGTCAGTTTCCTTGGCCAGCACATACTCGCGTTTCCAGCGCCTGATTTGGCGCCCCAGAGCTCGCTGGCGGCGGTCGGCCTCCTCCTCGGTCAGCAGCTTGCCGTTGTATGGGAACTTTGGCGCGTTGTATTCGTCCAGCATTTCCTGCGTGTAAGCAGGTTTGCTGATGCCTGGCCAGAAAGGATGCCAGTTGTGTCGGCAGTTCGCCCCGGCGAATCCGCGCACATCGCCGTATCCGATGTCATGTAAGCTCAGGTACCCGGGCTGGCCGGAGAGGCTTACGAGCTTGCCTTGCCACCAGCTGTGGTTGGTGAAGTCCTGGCCTCCATCGCCGGTGCGGGCGCCTCCGTGTGCGGTCAGCTCCATGATGTCCACACCCATGCTGTCGGCGTTGTGCTGACTTATGTCCATTGCGGTCTGGTTGATGCCTGTGCGCATGGCTCGCAGGATCACCACCTCCAGCTTGTCGGTGTGCCCGCTGGGGTAGGTGCAGGCATCTACCCCTTGCTCGGCCAGGTCCTTTATGCCTCTGCGAACAACTTCATCCACGCTGAACGCACCGGTGACCGCGCCCAGATGCCCTCGGTCCAAGATGGCCCCCAGTTGCTCTTGTACAGTTACCGGCAGATTGTGGTTGCCCATGAGCGCTCTGGTCTGCGTGAGGTTGTACAGCGTGTTCATCGTCCGGCGGTATCCGCTCTGGACGATCTGCTGTGCAACCGGGCTTGCGCCTATGCCCTCTGGCTCTGGCTGGCCTGCGGCGCGGTAGAAGCGGTTGTCCTGTGCTTCAGCCTCCAGCATTGCCTGCGCGAAAACAACGGCCACCTGGGGCGCTGTTGCGGCCATGAGGGCTTCCATGCGCTCCGCCAGATGTTGTTGAGTCGCGCCGAGGGCCTGTGCTCGCTCTGCGAGCCAGTTTGCCCCCTCGGTCATGTAGTCGGTTTTCCTGATGCGGCGGGCCATGTCCAGGAGGATGTCCAGCTCGAGGCGGTCAAAGGCGGCGGCTGCTTGCTGGGCGTAATCCTCGACCTGCCCCGGCCTCAGCAAGGTTCTACACGGTGCTTTCCGCTCTCGATGGTAATCTTATACCCTAACCAACGTAGAGCGTCGCACGCGCCCTCATAGCGGCTCCAGGCGATCATGCTGCGGGCAACCCCCGCATTTAGTCGGAGTTCATCGAGCTTTGCCGCTGCCTTTTTTGCCGGAGCTGGATTTTTGTTCGTTTTGGCTGCTGCCATTGGTAAGCACCCCCTGTAAAATGTCGGTCGCCATGGATTCTTGCTGAATGGCGGCGATGGCCTGCTGGGCAGTGGCTTCATCCTCACCATAGAAATGCTGACGGTATTCGGCCTTACTGCGCAGACCGAGCTGGAGCTCCGTCTGCCACTGTGCCATTTCGGTCTGTCGGTCGATGATGATGGAATCGTCCCACTTGAATGTGATCTCGGGTTCTCCTGCGGCTGCCGGTACTCCATCGAGCTGGTCTGCCCAGAAATCCAGCGCCGCAATCAGCCCACGCAGGGCATCTTCCAGAGCTGCCTGGATATCGCTCACGGTGGTGTACAGCTTCTGGCGGCTGCTGATGATCTCGGTGGCCGTCTTCTCCACCTCGGAGGCCTGTGAAAGCACACCGAAGCTCAGCCCGCATTTGGCCTCCACGTGCCGGAGGTACTGATTCAGCCCGCTCAGGTAGTTGCCGTCGCGCAGACTGGGGGCAAAAATCTGGTAAAAGGTTCCGCCGTCTGCAATGCCGGTGTTGATGTTCAGGCCACGAAATAAACGCTGCGCGTGCTCTGGGGCACGTTTGTTGAGCGCCTGGGCGGGGACGCCAAAGCGACGCAGACTTTCTTCATCTGAGATGGGTGCGCCGCTTTCGCCGATGGGGACGAGGTAGTTCTCGTCGACGTCTACACCAAGCTCACCACCCTCGTACTCCCAGTCGAGGCGGGTGAACTGAACGTCGGCGTCGATGATCTCTGGGATGCCCGGTGCAAAAATGGCCGCGCCCATCTCGCTGTTGGGGTCCACCGTGTTCACGATGGGAGTGACGAAGTATCCGCAGGGGATCTTGGTCAGCTCGGGCAGGTAGGCCACCGGCTCCACATCGGCCCATTCGGGGCGGGTATCGAGCGGGATGCGCGTGCCCAGTGAGTCCTTGCTGCTGCTTACATAGGCCAGGTTGATGACCTGGACGCAGGGGTATTCTGCGGCAATCGAAACATCCAGGCTCTCGATGATGCTGCGCTCTTTCTCGTGGTAGTCCTCGGGTCCGGTGAGAACGTGCATCCATTCGAGGCGATTGTACACATAGTCACTGTCCTGGATTCGGTTGATGAACACCGCTTCTGTCAGGTCTCCGTCCACATCGGTGCTGATGGGGTAGATGCTGTCGGCGCTGACGAAGCTGACGCCGATGTCGTTTCCCGCCTGGTACGGCTTCCATGCGCCACTGCCGAGCGCTAGGGCCACCGCCAGGATTCGGCGCCTGCGTGGGCTGATGACTTTCTGCATCTTGCGGTCGATCCAGTCCGCACGTTTGCTGCCCTGGACATGGACCTCTAGTTCCAGGGTGGTGAGCCGGGCCAGCTCCGTGCAGATGGCTGCGGGCAGGCCCAGCGCCTTCGTGTCAGGGTCTTGGTTGCAGGGTTCCCCCTTGATTGCTACCCGGTACCAGTCTTGGATGGCGGCCTGCTGCCGGTCGGTCATCATGGTCTGGACGCCGAGCTCTGCCTCGATCTGGTTGTACTCTATCATGCGTTCTGCGCTCCTCGTTTCTGCCAGACAGGCTCCATAGCGTATCGAACCATATCGATGCTGTGGTTGTCGGCGTCAATGTATGTGTTCTGCACTTCCTGGGTTTTCTTGTCGATGGGGTACTCATATTCGCTGAACTCTCGGGCGGTGTGAGGGCAGCGCACCGGGTCTATAACGATCTTCGTGCGGCTCTGGAGCCACTTCATGCCATCGGTGACTGAGGTGCCTCCGTGCGCGCTGTACTTGTGGCAGCCTCGCAGGCCTCGGTATCCAAGGTCTCGCAGCGTTGCAATGCTCTTGTTCCCGGCGCTGTCGGCGATGATCTCTTTGCCCTTCCAGGGCTCCAAGACTCGCGCCAGCACTTCGTCCTTCTCGCGGGTTGCTCGGTGTTCTGTGAAGATGTACAGCGTCCGCTTCGGGCTGCTGTAGGCCATTTCGCCGAAGTGGTTCGGGTCTGGGTACCAGCCCCAGTCCAGACCGCAATACGTCCGGTCGAAGTCTGCGATCTCCTCACGCGTGATTTCCCGAATCTCGAGGTTGTCGAAGACCTGCGTGCCGCATCCCACGACTTCACCCAGATATTCATGCGCGTAGGCGATGGGGTCCCGCTGCTTGAGCACCTCTGCCTCATCGAAGAACTTCGGGCCCAGCCAGTCGGCGGGTGTGGTGAGGTAGGTGGTGTGGTGTCTGAACTGCCGGGGCTTCGGCTCTCGCTTGTAGCGGTTGACCCAGTGGCGGGCCATGGCAGGGGAGTTGAATGTCTTAAATGCGAAGGCAAAGGGGCCGCCGCGGAACACAGACTGTTCCACATTTCGGATTTCCTCCGGGCCATCGTACTGATCGAACTCCTCAAAATGTGCCACGCCGAAGTAACCAAATGGCGCGGCCAGGGACTTCAGCTTGCCGGGGTCGTCCAGGCCGTAGAACTGTATGGTCTGCCCGGTCGGGAGGTATTCTAGCGTGTATGGTTTTTTTGTCTGCCTCCACAGATGCCTGATTCCCATGCGGTCAATGACTCGATTGTATTCGGGCCAGACCGAGGTCACGATCGTGTTGGCGACTTTTCGCAGAACGATTCCGTGGATCTCCGGGATCCGCATAATCAGCAGCAAGACCTCTGTCGCTGCAAAGGTCGACTTGAGGGAGCCACGGCCCCCGTCACCCAGGTACTCGGTGTAGTTCCCGCTCCATACCGCGGTGTGCGCTGCGTAATATTCAGGAATTATCAGGCTGCTCAGCCTCACCTGCGGGCTTGTCAGCGGCAGGTTTTGCCGGTTGCGTTGCTGGTATGTCATCGATGAACACCACCTTCCCGTTCATGCCACGCAGCTCCGGATGCTCGCTCCATCGGTCAGGGCATCTGTTCTTCAGGTAGAAGCAGATTGCGCCAAGATCACCCTTGGCGGCTTTCTGAAACAGCGCATTCTCAACGACGGCGATGGACATCTCGCGGCCATTGTTGAGCGCTGCGCCTATAGTAGCGGGGTATTTACTCATCCATCTGGCGAGGGAACGCCTGGAGATAGGCACGCCTCGCAGGCGCTCCATGTTCTCGCAAATCTGGTCCTGCGTTAGGCCCTGCTGCGCCCAGCTTTGGAGGAGCAGAAGGCCCGTAGGGTCAGTCCAGTCCTCGGCCTTTGGGCGTTTTTTCGGCAATGCTCACACCTCCTCCGTACAGGCTCTGTGCGGGGCGATTGCCCTCGCTCGGGTAACTTGTCGCATCACTTCAATCTAACCGCCTCGCGGCCCGTGAATTGCTCCCAGCGGTCGATGATGACGTCAGCGTACTGCGGGTCAAACTCCATCGTGAAGCAGCGGCGATTCATCTGCTCGCAGGCGATGAGGGTGCTGCCGCTGCCGCCGAACAAATCCAGCACGATCTGCCCGGGCTTGGAGCTGTTTTTGATGAGGTGGCCGACCAGCGGGACCGGCTTCATGGTCGGGTGCTCTTTGTTGGCTGCGGGTTTGTCGTATCGCAGCACGGTGGTCTGCTCTTTCTGGAGGAACTGCTGCACACGGGTGGCCCATGCCAGCAGGTCTTCCTTCTTCATTTTCTTCAGATCCTCGGGTTTGGCATCATCGATGACCGTGGTGTTGGTGCGGTCGTTGATGAAGTAATGGCCTGCACCCGGCTTCCAGCCGTACAGACACGGTTCGTGCTGATACTGGTAATCGGCGCGGCCAAGGACGAGGCTGTTCTTCACCCAGATCAGGCAACCGTGCAGTTCCCAGCCTGCCTCTCGGAACATCGCGCGGAATGCCTCGCCCTCGGTGTCTGCGTGGAAAATGTACGCGGCTGCACCTGTGCGGCAGGCGTCCAGTGCACAGCAATATGCCTGGAGCAGAAACTGTCGGAACTG